GAGGATCGCCGGGGCATTGTCTCACCGACAGGATAACAAATGGATAAACAAGAAGAGCAAGCACTAGAAATGGGTGACGCAGCGCAGAAGCTGATTGCCGATCCCACTTTCACCGAAGTCGTAAACACCCTGGTCGAGGGTAGCTTCCAGCAGTTCGTTAATTCGAAACCTGAGAGCCCCCAAGACCGGGAACGTGCGTACAACGCATATCGTGGTCTGACGGACATTGTAGCTACATTACAACAGCGTGTAGCCGTCCGTGATCAGATCTTATCAAACCGTGACAACAACGAAGAGGAATAGGTCTACATGAGCGACCAACAAAACCCTCAGCAAATCGAACTAGCCTTAGATCCAATCACCGGCGAAGTCGATCCAACCGAAGCCATCTTACAGCGGTGGGAAGACCCTGACGAAAAACAGGCATCTGAAGACCCCGAAGAGGCAACAGCTGACGTTACAGAAGAGACTAATGACGTTGAGCTGGATGATAGTGAAGAAATCCAAGACGATGATGATCTTGAAGACGATACCGACCTTGACGAAGATATTGAGGAAGACACTGAAGAGACAGAAGACGAAGACGATGGCGAAGAGGAAACCATTGAGTTATCCGATGACACCATGGTCGAAGTTGTAGTCTCAGGTGAAACTCAACAAGTATCGGTAGGCGATCTCAAGAGACTTGCCGGCCAGGAGAAATCACTCACTCAAAAGTCTCAAGAAGTTTCGAGACTACGCAAAGAAGCAGTAGAATCTAGTGAGAAATCACATCTCGTTCTTCAGAAACTAATCGAGAAAGCAGAAACGGAATACAAACCATACGCTGACGTAGACATGCTAGTCGCATCCAAGACGATGTCCGATAACGACTTTGCTGCACTACGTAAAGAAGCCCAGCTGGCCAAAGCCAACCTGGATTTCTTAAAAGAAGAGGCTGATGGTTTCTATCGCGGTCTGCAGCAGCAGCAACAAAGATCAATGCAAGAGGCGGCGACCGAGTGCGTAAAAACACTCCAGAACGAGATGCCAAACTGGTCTAACCAGCTGTACAACGATATCCGCGCCTACGCGGTGTCTCAGGGACTACCCCAGGAACAAGTGGACACATACGTCGATCCTAACGTGATCATGCTTTTAAACAAGGCGCGTATGTTCGATGAGGGACGGAAGGTAGCAACTGTGAAGAAAAAGACACCAAAGAAGCGTGTTCTGAAGAGCAAGCGAGCCCCGGCAACACCAACGCAAAGACGCAATGAAAAGACTGAGCAAGTCAGGAAGCGTCTGCACAATTCGGTTAGCCAGGACAGGGATGATATTGCAGATTTGATTATGTCTCGTTGGGAAAACTAATTTGCCTAATGGAGATTAACTCATGGCAGTATTTACCACATATGACCAGGTAGGAAAAGCGGAGGACGTTTCTTCTATTATCACCGATATCACGCCTACGGATGTGCCTTTTACTACCTCGATTAAGTCCGAGAAAGTATCAGCACGTGTATTTGAGTGGCAAGAAGATGCGTTAGCTGCGGCAGCCGACAATAAGCAAGTGGAAGGGGCAGCCTTTTCAGCTGGAAGTCAGACAGCCACAACCTTACGAACGAATAATACACAAATCCTAAGTAAGGTTTTCGAAGTGAGTGCCACCGCCGATGCTATTAAGACGCATGGCCGAGCACGAGAGACCGCCCATCAACTTTCGAAAGTTCTGAAAGAGATTAAGCGCGATCTAGAGTTCGCTTATGTCGGTCAAGACAACGCCAAAGTGACTGGTTCAGCCTCAGTGGCACGTGAGATGGATTCAGCCATCGCACAGATCACAACTGACGTTGATGCCGGCGCAAACGCCACAGACGCATTGACAGAAGCGAAGCTCCTGGAGCTGGGCGAAGACTGCTACGATAACGGCAGTGATCCATCGATCTTCATGATCAAACCTGCGGATGCCACCATTGTTGCTAACTTTGCAGCATCATCTGGTCGCAACCGTGAGTTCGCTCAGACACGCTCACTGATAAATGTGATTGACCTGTACGTTAGTCCATTTGGTGAGTACAAGATTGTACTTAACCGCCACATGAAGACAACGCATGCACTCCTCATTGATCCGTCAATGTGGCGTTCAGCTGTGTTGCGTCCGTTCTCACGTACTCTGCTGGGTAAGACATCAGACGGCGATACACACGCCGTTGTGGGTGAATACTCACTGAAGCACATGAACTACGGTGCAGATGGTATGATTTCTGGCTTGTCATAAGCCATAACTGATGGGTGGTACCCTGGAGTTTTGCTCTCCTTATCCGGGGTATCACCCTTATTTCCAAGGAGTTCTTTATGAATACAAAAGACACAACGAACCTGGTTGGTATCGATACCGACTTTGGTCAAGACGCTGACGGTTTATTCCGTAAACACTCACAGAACATCAGCCAGGCATTTATGGACGATGTCCGGGATGCACGTAACGCTAGTGCAAATGAGCGCATTGGTAACTTCCAGCGCGTGGCATCAATACCCACCATCGTAATCGAGAAATGGATGCGTGAGGGCTTCAACATTTATGACCCAAACGTAAACGGTAAAGAGATCATCAAGCGTCTAAAGGCTGAGAACCTCGATGGTTTCCTGACAACAGATAAGAGCATTTAGATGGCTTACTCAGGCTCGAAGAAGTTTGTAAAGACGGTCAAGACAAAGACCGGGACAAAGAAAGTACGCTACGGCGCTAAGGGTTACTCAATAGCGCCTGGTACATCCAAAGGCGATAGCTATTGCGCCAGGTCAGCTGGGCAGATGAAGAAACATCCGAAAGCAGCTGCAAATCCCAATTCACCGCTGCGCCTGTCCAGGAAGAAATGGAAGTGCGCCGGTAAGAAATCACGGAGATCATGATGCCAAATGTTATGGGAAAGAAATACCCCTACACTAAAGCTGGTAAAGCTGCCGCTAAAAAGGCCGCTACAAAAGTTGCAAAGAAGACTAAAGGCAAAACCAAGAAGGGATATGCGTAATGTCTCTGTACAGGAACATACATGCAAAACGTAAGCGTATCGCCGCCGGCAGCGGTGAGAAGATGCGTAGCCCCGGTGCCAAAGGCGCACCTACAGCTAAAGCATTTACCAAAGCAGCCAAGACTGCAAAGAAGCCAGCAAAGAAGAAAACCAGAAGGACGTAAGCTATGAATTATGGTGATTTGAAGACCCACTTCGATGCCTTGCTAAACCGGTCGGATATCACACCAGCTCTTACGACCATATTTGTTGACCAGGGCATTGCACGTATTCAGCGCCAGCTGCGTACACCTCTCAACGAGAGCAAGACTACATACAACGTAACAGGATCTACTCCTAGCATCACACTGCCAACAGATTTCCTGGAGATCATCAGCCTCTACGCGAATGAGTATGAGCTGCAGCGTATTACTATGAAAGAATACCGTAAGCTGCAGCAGTCAGCTCAGCAGGGTAAGCCACGCTACTTTGTGAGAGAACAACAGAACCTGCTCCTGTGGCCAACGCCCACCACCGGCGACATTGTGCTGTACTATTACGCTGAGTTTCCAGCCCTGGTGAATGGTACCGACACCAATAACCTAACTTTGGTAGCCAGCGACCTCATTACTTACTCAGCATTAACCTTTGCAGCGGATTACTACCTGGATGAAAGAGCCCAGGTGTTCGAAACAAAGTACCAGCAGTTTCTAAATGAAATCCAAGAGCAAGCCAACGACCAGGAGCTCAATGGTGGCACTCAGCAGATCCTACCGGCTTACCAGTATGGAGATTACTAATGGCAGCAACCACCAGCTTCTTTACGTCATCCGGGGTATCCTCGACACTGCAAACCACATTTGCTGAATCTGTAACAGCAGCCCAGGCAGCCCAAGTAGCAGCTGAGGCGGCTCAGACAGCTGCAGAAGCCGCACAGACAGCTGCAGAAAACGCTAGAGACACAGCAAACACCCTCGCAGGTAATGCTCAACAGTCAGCCGCATCTACATCCACAGCCGAAACCAATAGTGCAGCCAGTGCAACAGCGGCGGCGACCAGCGAGACAAACGCATCGAACAGCGAAACTAATGCCGCAACCAGCGAGACCAACGCAGCCACTAGCGCATCTGCCGCATCCACAAGCGAGACAAACGCTGCAACCAGCGAGACCAATGCGGCCACCAGTGCAACTAATGCCTCGACCAGCGAAACTAATGCGTCAACAAGCGCAACCAACGCAGCAGCCAGTGCTACTGCAGCGGCAGCAAGTGAGACAGCCGCAGCTGCTAGCGAGACTGCAGCAGCAACTTCAGAGACAAATGCCGCAACGAGTGAGACCAACGCATCGAACAGTGCAACAGCAGCTGCGACAAGTGCGACTAATGCTTCAACTAGCGAGACCAACGCTGCCGCAAGCAACACACTGGCGCAGCAGTGGGCATCGCAGACGACTGGTATTGTCGATAGCACAGAGTACGCTGCAAAAGCGTGGGCTATCGGTGGCACTGGTGTCACAAACACATCTGGCGCAGGTGCATCTAAAGACTGGGCTACAAAAGCCACATCTGTAGACGGTACGGAATATTCAGCTAAGTCGTATGCTGCTGGCACATTGTCTGCCCTTAATGGTAGCGCAAAACAATGGGCGTTGGGCGGTGGCGGCAGCTTTGACCGAGACACAGCCGTCACAGGCTCTGGGATTACTGCTGAATACTCTGCTCGGTATTGGGCGAACCAAGCAGCCAACTCAGCCCAAGACTTTGTTGATGTTTACTATGGGTCATTCAGTAATGACACCACTGCTGAGAACTACCAGTTAAACACGAATGGCGGCTCAGTGAACGTGGGTGATTTGTACTTTGATTCTACAAACAACGTGATGCGTGTTCGGTCATTCTCTGGCTGGAATAACGTCGCAACAGACACTAGCCAATTTGCGACTAAAGGCTTCAGCACGGCTATGGCAATCGCACTTTAATAGGAAACAACGATGGCACAGAACTTTAGAAGATATCACCTCAATGCCGTAGGCGTTTCTGCGGCTGACATACCCGATGCAGCAAACTTTCCGACGGGATATCACACGATCATTAGTATTCGTATGGCTAACGTCACAAGCAACATGATCATGGCTAAGGC